GGTGTATTATAAGCACCAGCAGCACCTGACATAGATACTTCATCTACCTCCCCTTCTCTCATTGCTTTTTTATATTCTTCTGGGTAGTTATTTCTAATGTGGGTTCTAATGGTATTTCTTAAAGATCTAGCTTGTTCGTATATATCTAAAAACTTTTTATCATCTTTAGCTTTTTGATACACACCTTTAGCTGTTTTTGTTAATTCATCAACATCTTCAACTAATTTAGTTAAATTTGGAACATAATCAATAGACCAAGATATAGCACCAGTATTAGGGTCTTTATCTGTAACTACAGATTTAACCCCATTATCTACTTTTACATCACCTACTTCTATTTCTTTAAGTTTATATTTGTTTGCCATTTGCTATCTGTATTTCGTTTACTAATTGATAATAACGTAACAAATCAACTAAATTATTATCTCCGACTTTATCTGTTTTATTTAATTCAGCCAAAAATTTAGTTACTTCAGTAATTTTTACTTGAGTAGCTTTATCTTTAATATTTTTAGTTATTTTAGATAGGGTTGATTTTAATTCTGTGATTTTTGTATTATAAAAATTTCTTAAATCCGGGGTTGAGTCTACAGAATTGATGTATTCTTTAAGGATTTGTTTTTGATCGTCTGTTAGAGTATCATACTTATTATTAAACTTTTCTAATAATACTTTATATGTTAAAGTTCTTATATCTTTATCATATGTTGAAAATTCTTCAAGTACTGTTTGTTTAGAATCTTTATTAACTTCTTTTTTAGTTAAATGTTCTAATAAAGTTATTTTATTATCTACTAATTGGGTTGGGTTTGATATAAATGAAGAATTAACATTTTCTATTAAAGTATATAAAGCAGCTAACTCCTTATAGTTTGTTATTTTAGAACCAAAAAAGGATTCTAAATTATAATGTTTTTTTATTTCATTAATTAAATTATATTTCTGCTTCTTTAATGATTTTCTATTAAACTTAGTAGAAGCTTCTAATATAGTATCAACTACCATAGTAGCTCTACCTTCGGTTATTACTCTAGATTTTAATATAGACTCATAAAGTTTATATTCTTTACCTAAACTAGTATTAACAAAATATTCTTTTAATATATCTATAGCAGGTGAATTACCACCTTTTAAAGTATCAGCGGTAATTTGACGAACTAGTAATTCGAAAAGAATGCCTGTGTTTTTGTATTTTGAGTGTTTAATTTTCATTAAGAATATATTTATTTATAAATATGTGGAGGATTTTACTTCTTTAATTGTTTTTCATCTAAAAGTGAAGAATCATCTTTATCCTCCTCAAATATTAATATCTTTTTATTTAAATCCTTAAACATGTTTAAATTTTTCATGTATGAGGACTTAGCACTTTCTAAAGCTAACGGGCTTCCTCCTTTAAATTTAGGTCGAATAGAATTAGAATCGTTTTTATCTGTATCCTTCATACGTTTAACTCCTAATCTATCTTTACCAAAATTATCGTCTTGTGTATTACGTTTTACATTAGTATCTTTTGGTCTACCTAATTTTGGATCATCTGCTGCATATTCTTCTGGTTTTGGAACTGCTCCAGGGTTATCATACATTCTACCACTACCATATAATGAAGCTAAATCATGAGGTGTACCATATGATTTACCAGTTTCAACGGGATCATTTCCTTCTGCTTCTATTTGTGCCATTCTAAACTTACGTTTAGCATCTTCTCTAGATAAATCTCTGTATTCATCATATTGGTCTTCGCTAAAGTGATAAACATGATCATAAATCCAATCAGAGGGTACTAAACCTTGTTCTAATAAAGTACCAGCTAATTCAGTTTTAGATTTAAGTAATTCAATTTTTTCTTGTTCTAGGATAATTGAGGGACTAGACATTTCTAACGTAAAATTAGTTAATGTTTCATCTGTGTATCCTTGTGTATATAAATGAACTAATGCAATTTTATTTAACTCAGAAACTAATATTCTTTGTATTCTTTCAATTGTACGAGCAAATCTAATATCTTGTTGAGCCAATGTAGCTTTACCTTCTACACCTTCTTCATACCCTAAAAATGCTTTAGGAATTTTAAGGGCGGCGAATAATTTACCTCTTAAATATTCAACATCAGCAATACCATCATATTGTAATCCAGGTGTTGTTTCAATTTTTGTTGTCTGATCATTTCCACGGACAGGGATGTAAAAATCCTCCATCATGTTTTGCATATTATATTTTAAATTGTACTCCCCTGTTTTGTTATCTTGAAATGGGGTACGTTTTAAATTTCCAATTGTTTTTTGCATAAAGGCATCTATCTCGTTTGGAGGGATAGAACCTACATTCATATAAAAAATTCTTTTCTCCGGGGCACGTGCAATTCTATGTATTAACATTGCATCTTCCATTAAAACATATTGTTTGTATAATTTTCTAGCAGGCTCGATATAAGCTCTACCATAGGGAAGATAATTAACATCTGAAAGGAGTCTAAAGTGAGCCATTTCATAATTATCAAAGAAAATACCTTGTTCATTCATTAAATTACCTGCAGTAGAACCAGGTACTGGATACATACCTGAACTTAAGTTATCCATTCCATCAGCTGCATATCTAAATCTAATTGCTGATGGGTTTTTTGGATCATATCCTTCTTGTCTTTCGATATGGTAGGCAGTATAAGGAATTACATTATAAACACCATATTTTTCTGCTATTTCAAGTTTTAAGAAAAAATCACCATATTTACACATTTGGCGGACCCACATCCACATATTAAATTCTACATTTAATACATCGTAAAATAAGTTATATAATATTTTTTGTATATCTTCGTTAGCACTTCTGATTTGAAGTACTTCACCCATATCATTTTTTAATGTTGATTCATCTGCTAATACATCAAGAGCAGATGCTATAATAGCATCATTATCCATTAAATCATATTCAGAATATAATTGGGGTCTCATATACTGATAATTCATGTTGAATTGAGCACCATATAAAGAAGAAGGACTTGTAGAAAAAACTCTATTGTATCTATCCATTAATGAATTAGTTTCTAATTCACCTGTAGATTGTATTTTACCACTATCAATTACCTTTATTTGGTTTCCACCTACATTTCTTATGATTACATCAGTAGAAAATAATCTTTTTAATCTTGAAAATACGCTTTTATCAGCCATAGTATATTATTATTATTATAAATATTATTAAAGAAGCCATTTAATGTCTTCCTTACCATCTGGGGTTTTCATGTGGTATGGGTTATCAGTGCCAGTTGAAAAACCATAACCTCCTTGATATGAGGTCCTATCTACAGACATATTACCTAAAGCATTTTTAGTTGCCTGTAATCCTTGTTGTCTTAATTTTAAGGCCGTGTCTCTTATATACATTCCAATACCAAATGACATTACTAGGTCATCATTATAACCACTTTGAGCTTCTGCTCTATTATTTCTCCATATAAAGGTTTTCATTTCTTCTATTAACCTTTTTGATTGTATTGTTACTCCTTTATCACTAATATACTCTTGAAATTTACCTATTATCATAGGACGTGTCCTAGATGACATTGTAAAACCAGCTACCATTTTTGAATGGTCTTGATATTTATCAAAATACGAATTAGATGTTGGGGAATCACTCTTTTGTGAATAGTAAAGGTTAGGGTATTGTCTATCTAAGGCTACTTGGATTGTTGCCCAACCTATGTTAGCATTTTCTATTACTAACATGGCTTCATTATATTCTGTAGCTAAACCTACTAATAAATGACCATATTCTTTAGTTCCTAATTGTCCTTTATACTCAGCTACTTGTACATTATTTGCTACATCAATTACATGACAAGCCGAATAATCTTTTCCATCTCCACGAGCAACATCTGCTACTACCACATAATCCCTAGTATAATCAGGTGATTCCCAAACCCATAAATTTTGGTCTGCACCTCTTTTTTCCATAGGTTCTTTTATATATGTTTTTTCGTAAAAATCTATATGTTCAGGATAAAATACAATATCACCAGATGTACTAAAATCACAATCACATTCTTGTGCCGCCATTCTAGGATCACCTAATAATTCATCTTGTATATCTCTCCATTTTTGGTCTCTTTCTGGATGTACAAACCAAGGTAGTTTAATAGGTAAAAATTGGTTTTCACGGGATTCTGCTCTAACCCACGTTTGGTGAAACCAATTACCTGTACCATATGGAGTAGATAATGCAATACAACCACCACCTGTTGCTAGTGTTTGTTGAGCTGAGGCCCAAATTTCTCCAATATTATCAATAAATGCTGCCTCATCAATTAATAGTAAAGATACTGCTTCTGATCTACCGGCATCACTTGATGCAGATGTAGCTTTAATTTGTGATCCGTTTGCTAATCTTAAGGTTAATTTGTTATTTTCAGGGGCATCTATTTTAAGCCATGAAGGTAAATTTTCATACATGAATTTTACTTTCGTAACCATGTTTTTAGCTGTTTCCTGTTTAGTTGCTATACAAAGTATGTTTTTATCCTTATGGAATATCATTAACCATAAAGAATAACCAGCAGACAAGGTTGATATACCTAACTGTCTAGATTTTAAAATAATTGAATAAGGGTTATCACGCATTAACGTTAATACCTTTTCTTGAAATGGGTACAGGTTAAACTGTATGCGACCCCTTTGTGGATGCTGTATATAACAGTATTTACGCATAAAATGTACGGGGTCTTGAGCACATTTAAGATATTCTTGGCGTATTACTTTTTTTATGTCTGACATGCAGTTATTTTAATATAAGTATTACACCACCAATTACTATTAAACCAGCACCTCCTAAAACTTTATTTTTAAGTCTTTGTTTTTTAATTTCAAGTCTTAATTTATCATTTAATTGCTTGGTAAATTCTAATTGGGATCCTTTAGTTGATAGTATGGAATTAAAATTATTAATTTGAAAGTTAAGATTATTAATAACACTATCCTTTAATACTACCTTATTTTCTAATAGTGAATATTTTGTTGTTATTAAATTTAATTCTTTTTTAAAACTATCCCCG